AACCGGAATTACCAAAATAAACAGCTTGTGGAGAAGGTGCAGCACCGTCATAAGCAACATAAGGAGTTGAAGAATTAAAATATAAAGTACGTCCAGATGAACCATTAGACTGGTTGGAAAGCTTGAAAGCATTTCCATCAGACTTAATAGGTGCAGAAGTACCTAAAGGTAAGGATACAGCAGTACCACCTTTCTGAGGCCAAGGCAAGGCAGACGTGAAGTAGTCGTGTCGTTTACCACGACGAAGAAGAGTGTAATTAGTAGAAGGAGTAGTATCAGGGCCATCGCCCTTATCGACTACAACGGAATTTTGCAAATTCTCGTCACGAAACCATTGGTTATAAATTAGATTGTATGCCCTTACAGGCAACGCAGAGTGTGAAACCGTATTACTGTTGCCAACTTGCCCGACAGTTGGCAAGCCAAAATAGTCTTGCAATGAACCAACTGCATAACCTCCGGCTGGTGAAACTTGTTGAGGGATAGAGTAGGAAATACTATCGGCAGGATTATCCTGCTCCCCCATAAATTTAACCCAATTGTTCCAGACCAAACGATTAGGAACAAAGAAAAAGAATGACTCCAAATGGAGATTATCCATAACTGGGAATATCGGAGTTGCGAGACGGCCGAACATAGTGACATTAACATTAAACGTATCACCTGGCAGTACCTCCTCACACATTATAGGAACAAGATAACCACTATCAAAAGTGGTTTTAAGCGTTTTCTCCATAGAAAACTTAGAACGCGGAATATCCGCTTTAGGAACCATAGCAAAGCTATGGGAAGATGCAGATTTATTCTTAAACATAAAAATCCTTAATAAAAAAAAGCACCCCCGAAGGGGTGCAAGGGTCAAAGAGAACTTTGGACAACGTCCTTACCACGGACGAGAACAGTTGGAGTGCCTTCACGAATGAAAGCTCCGTTTGAATCATCAAACTGACCCAACAAATATAAATCAAAATCGTCTGGATGCTTGTTTAACGGATTATCGGCATTAGCACGATTAATCTCGTCCGTGAAATCACGAACAGCAACATTACGATGAGGAACAAAAAAGGGACGATTGAAAACCTCAGCAGCCCTATCTTTAACAGAAACTATAAATTGCAACATATATGACCTTTAAATTGTACGTTTTGATAAATTGACTCTAGATTCGCTGACATGTTGTCTAGCGATCTTTCGAACAGGAAGATTTTCGTATCGTTTCTGCTCTACTTCCAAATCGGCTCGCGCCGAAGAGCGAAACTGCATATCTAAACTCAAATCATGACCCAACTCCTTTAATAAAGTTTTATAGTACCTAGGGACTGGCGCCCTAGACCCTTGTGTGGTAATGACACTTCCAGTCGGAAAAACATCCGACATAAAGTAGTCATTGAACCACCCCTTACTAATGCCTTTCGACATTATTAAGAACTCTGGATTAGGAAATGTTATTTCCCCATCCTCTTTATTTACGTGTAACGGCAAAGGTGAAACCTTTTCAGAAGCCTTAATTTTCTTGAGTATATATCTTGCGATATACGCTGCGCTTTCAAAATTAAGTGTACCAATTAGGTGGTTTCCCTGATGCCAATACCTAGCAACTGACTTAGATGTGTAAGTCCTGTCACCACCAGTAGCACGACCAAAAAGCACACGATCAATATCAAAGTCCACTCCAAACAAAGCAATATGAAAGTGGGGACGTCGGGTTTGTTCACCATACTCTCCAGAGGCTACGTAGCGGAACTTATACCCGCCCTTACGAAGACGTTTAAAAAACTTTTGCAGGTCAGCTTTAACAAGCTGGCCGTGCTTAGGTAAATGATCGTCATCATATGTGAGGTTGAGCATACAAGACTTCTCGTGCATCATCTGTTCGTGGGTAATCCTTATTGCCCACTCCCTTGAATACGCAAGCCTGCATTCTATACATTGGCCACACTTAAGAGGACCATGGGTAGGATGAGACCAAAGAGAAGTACACACAAAACCTTAAAAACGTATACCGCCACGCATAGGAGCGTTGACAATGTTAGCCATTTGCGTACGGCCGACGTTATGACGAAACTGCTTAGCAGAACTGTGTTTGTGTACAGGGGATCTATGTAAAGGGTTCATTTCATTCTCCTTAGAAGTTGGTGTCAATGGGTACAGTTACATCAAGTAGCGAACTGTACCCGAGCATAGCATTATTCCGACTTAGACGTCGGTTCCGCAGCAGAAACTTGCGTTTCTGCAACGGCTTGAGGAATAGCCAAACCTAAGCGAATCGCCTCTTCAACGTTATCCGCATTCGCGAAAAACTCGAGGAACTCTTGGGGGCTATTATTAAAACGAGCGCGAACTTTAGCGTCCATACGCATAAAATTCTCGTCGGCAGAACGAACAGCATTCATAGCTGTCTGGAAATCAAAGATGCCTTCAAAATCAACAAATTGAGGCATGTTGGCAGGAGTAGGTAAAACTCCTGACTTCATGAAACGATCAACAATCGTATTAATATCAGAATCTTCTTTAAACTGCTGTTGCGTTAAAGAAGGGTCTAGGCATTTAAGACCAGTTTGATCACTGGCTAAATCCATATCATAATTGTACGCAGAGCGACAAAAAACGGTTTTCATAGGTAACTCCTTTAAAAAAAACCTAGCCATTAACGGCGAATCAAAGAACGAAGCAAATCTATTAAAGGCTTGAATTGGTTGTATTCACGACCAAAATTACCAGCTCCTTTAGCTGCTTCTGCATCATACTCGCGCAATTGCGCTTCAAACTTATTAATCTGTTCTTGATAATAACCAGAATTAGTAAGCTGTTCAAAATTCCTAATCTGAGAAGACATTACATCAATATTCTTTCGAATTTGATTACCTACTTCAGTTATATTCAAACCTTGTTTAACAAGGTTTTGATATTCAACTCGTAAGTTATCAATGACCGCTTTCGCTTTGTCATTTTCAGTCTTTAGATTATTAATCTGTTGGTTAGTAAGCTCAGTTTGTGAGCCTGTCAAGTATTCAGTCTGGGCACCCGTCTGCTTAGCAGTTGCTTGAGTAGAACGAATATTAGAAGGAATTTGAGCAGAGGTAGCGGCTTGAGCCGCCCCAGATACAGGCGATTGATAGGTAGCCATAGCACCAGAAGGAGAGCTTGCGCCTCCGCCTTTAGTATACGCAAGCATAGGATTAAGGCCAGCAGCCTCCATATCCTTAACTTGACGTTGATAAGCAGTATTGGACATTCTTTCTTGAAAGTCCATCTGCTGTTGTGCATTAGCTTGATTAGCGGAATTGGCTTCATCTTGTCCAAGATAGCCTAAACCGCCAACAACTAATGTAGCAAGGGCTGCGTCGTCAACACCAAACATATTAGAAATGATCGATTAAGCCAGGTACAGAGTACATTGGCAAAGGACGAGCAGCATTAATGTGGAAAAAAGCGTCAAGCAATAATTGTTGACCGTTAGCAGAAGCACCAACAGCAAGGTTGCGTGCTAAAGGAGGAGTGTCTTTAATGAACGTGTCATTCAAAGTCGGGAGACTAGTAAACTTTTGCGCATAATGCCAAGGGTCGATAGTGCCCGAAGAAGTAGACTTAAAAAGACCAGTGATTTGCGACGGGTTGTAACGATACTCAGCCCATCGCTCTTGATAACCAAATACGTTGGAGTCATTAGAAGAACCGTCACAGAAAATCTCCTTATTTAAAATAGCTTGCTCACCAAGAGTAGCAAAAGCAGGAAAATAAAAGTCATAACGAGTGGAACGAGACCAAAACCGTCTAATACCTTGTTGATAAGTAAGATCGGCTCTAACAGAAATAAGGCCAATAACGTGGCCATGCTCAACAAACGACTGAGTAAATCCATGGCCTTTAGCCATATAAGTACCAAACGCAGCCAGATTACCTTGAGGTGTTGTAGTACCTTGTGCACCAGTACCGCCAGTTTGAGCAATAGGAGAAATATTAATAGGAGTAGAACCACCGCCCAAATATTCAGGGCGTTGAAGGCGTGCATCTGGAGATGCAACGCCAAAATGAGAACGGATTATCTCGGTGTAGCGAGTACCGCCACGAGCATCACGTTCAAGAAGTTTCTGAATTTGAAAACTTTGACGAAGCTGATTAATAGTTGCAGCAGTAGCTTGCGACAAATCAGCATATAAACCGGAATTACCAAAATAAACAGCTTGTGGAGAAGGTGCAGCACCGTCATAAGCAACATAAGGAGTTGAAGAATTAAAATATAAAGTACGTCCAGATGAACCATTAGACTGGTT